AACGGGTCCACCGAATCGTTTCGCGTATAATATCAAGGGTCCCATCGAATGTAAACCCACCCGGGAAAAATAATTCACGCGAGTGACAATTATACAACAAACGTGATAGACTCTTGACTCTTTTAGGTTTATCTGAGTGAAAACAACAAATTTAAGCGCGAGAGAGAGCGATTCGCCTCACACCTTGCACCCGTTCCATGCAGTCAAATATCGCCTCAGTCTCACCTCAGTTTCACCCGTTCACGCCATAAACCATTGCACCCGTTAAATAACACAAATAAGCCTTAGCGCCAATATGCAGCCATTTAAGACATATAAAAAGATTCTAGCATGTAGGGACTGGAAAACCACTTAGGCAATGTAAGCGGCTTACAATAGCTCTGAGCTGCTATTGACCTGAGTCGTCGCATATGTCAATTTGGCTTTGGACTAATCCGTAATTTAACAGAGGAATCACCTATGGAACTCGCTTCAAAGTATGAAGAGTCGATTAATCACGAAAATAAACTATTAGAGTCGTTCACGAATAGCATTGCCTGTAACGATACTAGCTATAACGAGGGATTGTTTAACGAGCTAGCAATGGCTCTAAAAGCTATCAAGCCTATCCAAGACTCTTTCAGCTTGGCTATTTGGGCAAGCCCTATCGTTGACTCTAAAGACGGACGACTCATGGCTATATATACTTGCGCGGATGATCTAGAACGTGGGCGGCGCACAGTAGGAAAGCCGGGCAAGTTGCTTAGAAAACTCGCGCCAATAGCAAGTGACTCTGAGTGCGCTAAATTTGCTGAAGTATTTAAGGATAAATTCGTTACCCCATTACAGGGAATGGTGGTTAAATCCGGCAATATGCCTGAAGATTTTGCGCGGGTATATACTCAGAGACAAGCGCCTAAATCTGATCCGCGCTTGGGACATGACTTCAAGAGTCTATCGGCAAGTTGTATGCGGTATTCATTTGAGAGCCTATCCGGCCACCCGGCTTCAATATATGGCTCGGGTGATTTCGAAATCGTATGGGTTGAAAATAGCGCGGGTGAATTACTTGCGCGGGTGGTTGTTGCGACTCGTAATGGCAGATATGCGGCTGCACCCATTTACACAAATTCCAACGCTGCATCTGATATGCTGAAAGAGTATATCAAAGAGAAAAACGCGGCTTGTGACGAACCCGCAAAAGAGTCTTGGATCAACTGTAAACTATTGAAAATTGACGCGGGCATGGGTGGCGACTCTTGGCTCGGGCCTTATTTTGACCAATACCAATCAATAAAAGACTGCGGCGAATACTTTAGAATCTGCCGCGCCATGAATGCGGAATATTGCCTAGACTCAACCGAGGGAGTCGTTGGTGGTTATGAGTATCAATGCGAAAATTGCGGGTGTGGCTGCCATGAGGATGAGTCATATTATAGCGAGCGGCTCCAAACCTCATTATGCGAGTCTTGCTATAATGACTCGCATTTTTGCTGCAATGACTGCGGCGATATGGAACCTGTTGAAACCTCTGTTACCCTTATTAACGACTCTTGTGTATGCGAATACTGTTTTGAAAACGGCGATTATGTCCACACAAGTGAGGGAGTCTGTCATATTGACAATGTAGTATTCTGCGACGAGTCTGAGGAGTGGTTTCACGTTGACTCGGGTGACTTCTTCGAATGTCTCGAGGGCAATATCAGGTCTAATGACTTGAAAGCGCCGGTCTTGATTGATTGCACATTTGATCAAGCGGTTGAGTTTTACGTTATAACCACCAAAAAAGTCGAATATATGTTTAACGGCGAAACCTATCAGCGCAACGAGTCAGTTTTCACGCTGAAACCTTGGCTCGAGTATTCAGAAGACGATTATGGCAATGTAACCATAATCAACCGCCAATTAGAACTATTTGAAACTGAGGAGTCTTAATATGAAAACACTAGCGAAAATCACCTTAACATTTTACGCGCTTGCAATACTCGCGGCGCTGTCATCTTTCACATATGCAGACTCAACCGGCGCGGGTTTCTTTATCGCGGGGTTGGGCGGTTATCATATCGAATTCGCTGCACCCACTGAGGCCGGATTCTATAATTAACTAAAACCAACTAAAAGCAACTGACCCGCGTTTATGGCGCGGGTTTTTTGACGCCTAGACTCAACTGAAGGGATAAACCCGGCAATCAATTAGACTCAAGACTCACCCATAGATCAGACTCAGGCTTTAGCTCAGGCTTTAGCTCAGGCTTTAGCTCAGGCTTTAGCTCAGGCTTTAGCTCAGGCTTTAGCTCAGGCTTTAGCTCAGGCTTTAGCTCAGGCTTTAGCTCAGGCTGGAGAATAAATTTATATAGGGTTTTCTTATATAATAATCTTATAAGTTATTTGTATAGGAAAAACTTATATAAGTATATTCTTATATATAAATATTCGAATATAAGCATATATAAATATTCGAATATAAGAATATGCTCATGTACCCCCCACCGATGGAAAATGACCCCACCAGTGGAAAATGACCGCGACCCCCTACAGTGGAAATTAAGACCCCCACAGTGGAAATAAACCTTGACCCCTCCGTGGGAATTTGATACTTACAAAAGTAACGTAAACAATAAGGAATACTATATGCTATCAACAAAAGACTATATCGACATGCTATCTTATATGCGCCCAGAGGGAACCAAGGCCCAGCGCAAATTCTGCAACCGTTTCCTGCGTCCCGTCTTTGGCGAGCCAGATGACCGTGGCAACTACATCCTACGCATTGGCAATCCTACCATTGCTTTCATGTCTCACCATGACACAGTACACAAGAATGGTGGTAGGCAGAATGTTGTCATAGACTCAGGTGGCTTTGCTACCACCACCACACAGAACTGCTTAGGCGCCGATTGCACTACAGGTGTTTACATCATGCTGCGTATGATCGAGGCAGGTGTAGAGGGTTTGTACATTGTACACACAGCAGAAGAAGTTGGTTGCCGTGGCTCTAGTTATATCGTGCAGCATACACCAGAGGTTGTGCAGGGTATCAGTGCAGCTATCAGCTTTGACCGCTATGGCTACAACTCTATCATCACCCACCAGTCAGGTGTTCGTACCTGTTCAGATACATTCGTTGACAGCCTAGCAGACATACTCAACTGCGACTACAAGCACGATCCATACGGCTCATACACAGACAGCAACGAGTACCGTGGTATCATACCAGAGTGTACCAACATATCTGTAGGCTACTTCAAGCAGCACCAGCGTGAGGAGTCCCAAGACCTAGACTTCATGGAGACTGTAGCTGACAGTTGCATCAACGCAGACTGGTCCAAGCTAGTCATCGCCCGTGACCCCACCAAAGTTTCCCCAGAGTGGGATATGTTTGACAGAGACGATAGTGTCTACTGTGTAGATGACGATGATGTAGACTTCGACCCCGATATGGAGCAGCTTATTGCAGAGCGCCCAAAGAGTGTTGCAATACTGCTACAGTCTCATGGCTACGACCTCAAAGACCTTGAGTATGCACTGGGTTTTGTGCGAGAAGAACACTACCCCTACTGATGGAAATAAGGAGAAGGCTAATGGGTAAAGTAAACGCAACAACAATCATTGATGTAATCCCACTAGAGGAAAACGTGATGTGGTTATACTACGATGGCATGAGCATGGATGATATAGCGGGAGAGCTTGACATTAGTGAGAATCAGGTTAGAAAGATTGTTATATCGGAAGACGGTTGGAAAGACTGATACCCCCACAGTGGAAATTAAGGAGAACGACATGACTATGAACAAAGCAACAGTACGCGAAATCATCAAGGCCCGTGGCACTAAGTTCGCCACAGTTACGTTCATCAAGAAGGACGGCAGCGAGCGCAAGGTCAATGGCCTGTTTCGTCCAGCCTCTCACATCATTGGCAATGCCAGAGGTCGTGTTATCAGCGAGGCTATGAAGGCCAATGGTTACATCCCAATCTTCTCCGTGTCTGAGAACAGTTGGAAGTGTTTCCACGAAGACTCAGTTTTGGAGGTAGTGTAAATGGGTAGGCCACTAGAGCAAACACCGGAGCTTTTAATCAGACAAAAGATTAAAGCTATAAAGTTAAGGCAAGCTGGATTTTCTTGCATCGAGGTTGCTAACCTACTAGGTTGTGAGGAGTGGGAAGTTAGACAGGTCTTAACAGAGGCCAAGACCAAGTGGGGTATTCAGTATTGACCCCTCTGATGTGTCTAGCAGCAGCGGTCTTCTTTGAGAGCCGTAGTGAACCTCTGGAAGGACAGAGGGCCGTTGCTGAGGTCGTAATGACTAGGGTAGAATCACCCCGTTGGCCCGATGAAATCTGTGCCGTTGTCTTCCAGCGTAAGCAGTTCTCGTTCACCCACGATGGAAAATCTGATGACTATCGTAAGTACAACGGCAACGTCTTCGATAGACAAGCCATTGATATAGCTGAGACTATAGCTAAGTCAGTGCTAAAAGGTGATCGCATAGGCTTGACTTCTACCCACTATCATACTACCTCAGTATCACCATATTGGGCCAAAAGTTACCACCGAGACGGTCGCATTGGCACACACGTTTTTTACACAGCGCCCGAAGGGAAATGAGAATGTTTAACATGACACTTGAACAACACTTGGAAGAGATGGGTATCCGTCCCAAGTCAATCATCCGTGAGCTAGAGGAACTACTTGATCCACGGCTGGAGTATCTGGCGAAGGGTTACTTCAATGACCCCCGCGATAGAAATAATGAGGTTCCGTTCTGATGGTTGATATTGAGTTGTGGGCGATAAAGAATGGTGACTATAACGGACTCGTAGGAAGCAAAACGGGGAGGACTTTATGGAAACGTAAGCCAACACAGGCGATTGAAACATTAGAGTGGAAGGCAAACCGTCATAGAATTAAACTGAATCTAGTTCCTATAAAAGTCAGAATAAAGGAGATTGAATAATGACACAAATAACAGCAACATACATTGACCACATGGGTAATGACCTATCTGTCGTTAACGCAGCGAGGGTATCTTTTGGTAAGACCAGCGAAATGGAGGATGATGCGTGGGGGCCACCCAAGCTCAAAGAGAAAGATGCCAAGCTGATCCGTTATCTAGCTAGTCACAAGCACATCAGTCCATTCGGACATTGCTTCGCATCCTTCCACGTCAAGGCACCCATCTTTGTAGCACGACAACTTGTAAAACATTCCTATCTCCGTTGGAACGAAGTAAGTCGCCGCTATGTGGATGATGAACCTGAGTTCTACGAACCAAAGCAATGGCGTGGACGTAGTGCTGACAAAAAGCAAGGCTCTGAGGGTGTCGTAGACATAACACTTGACCAAGAGTTACAATCGCTTTGGCATTTGTCAATTTACGAGACCTTGCTGTCTGAGGGTGTAGCGCCTGAACAAGCCCGTATTGTACTGCCCCAATCTACTATGACAGAATGGTACTGGTCAGGTAGCCTTGATGCCTTTGCTCGTATGTGTAACCTGCGCTGCAAGTCTGACACACAGGCAGAGACACGGCAGGTAGCGCAACAGATTGACCACAAGATGCTTGAGCTATTCCCTGTATCGTGGGACGCACTGAAGGAGGATGACGATGAGTAAGATGGATGACTTAGAGCCAATGATTATGGACTGTTGGCATGTGTGTAATGACCTTGAGGCAGTGTTTAAACAGATAGGTGATGGTGAACGTGATCCTACACAGGATGAACTAATGAACGCCTTGATAGGTATGCAGCAGTTATACGAGTGGAAGTTTGAGCAGTTGTTCAACAAGTATTTGGAGGCACGTTATGATAAAGAGTGAATGGAATCGACTAATAAAAGAACGTGAAGACTTTAAGGAGAACGTAATGGCAGAACATACAGCAGACATCGTGAATGAACCTAAGCACTACGCGCGGTGGAAAATTGAGCCTATCACATACATCATGCTGAATGGCTTTGAGTTCTGGCGTGGGAATATCATCAAGTATGCTAGTCGTGCGGGGTACAAGCCCTACGAGGGAATGAGCAAGGCTCAGTGTGAGATCACAGACCTTGAGAAGGTCATACGTTATGCACAGATGCGTATCAATCAATTGGAGGGTAAGGACAAGCTATGAGCGATAGTAACATAAGCATCAGAGAGGTTGTCAAAATGTGTCATAGGCTTGCTCATAAGTATAAGGCTGGACATTCACACTTCGATGACTTGGTTAGTGAGGGTGTCTTAGAGTGCTTAGAGGTTATAAAAAAGCTGGAGAGTGAAGGTGAGCAAGCCTCTGACCACTGGGGTACGTTGTATAGGCGAGCTAACAGTAGGATGCACGACTATCTTAACCTGGACTTGTTTCCAGTACAGATACCTACGTCCACTGTATCGAGAGCTTTAGTCAGGGGGCTAGACATTGAATCGCTGGGGGACCAACACACTTGGAGTGATAAAGGTGTAGATCACCTTAGAAACACGTTAAAGGCCGAGATGGTAAATCTAGAAGCTGGTCACATGGTCGGAAACTCTTACGAGGGGGAGTACGAACAAAAGGACTTTAATGATAAATTTAAGTTGGTTCTAAATGAAAACTTAAACGATGCAGAAAGCCTATATATACACATGAGGTTTGTGGAGGATATGACGATGGAGGAGATTGCTGATTTTATGCAGGTTAATAAGTCAGCTATCTCCAAGAGGGAAAAGAAACTTTTAGATAAGCTGAGAGACCTTGTTCCATTATAGCAACACTTCAGAAAAGTTTGATTTGGTGTGGAAACAAGATGGGTTTAAGGTATGTATATATATATGTACCCCTTTTGTTAAGCCCTCCGTTAAGGTAGACCAGTAAAGAAAGAGACTCTAGTATGATTAAAGAGAAGCACGAGAGCATACAAAAGTTACCTTGTCCCTATACTGACTGTGGTAGTAGTGATGCGTTTTCTTACAACACGAAAGGGTTTGGCTTCTGCTTTTCTTGCAGGTCAAACTACCCATCTAATAGCCCCAAGTTTGATTGGGTTGCCAAGAAGTACCCACCCTTGGGGACAGTTAATAGAGAGGACGACGATTTGTTTGATGCAGCACCTAGCCCGGTCAGGGAGGTTATCAGGAAGAACGGTGACGGGGAATACCTTCCAATGCGAGGTCTATCAGAGCGCACTATGGAGACTTATAACGTAAAGACCTACAACAAAGGAGCTAAACAGGAGTATGTGTACCCCTCCGGTGGAATTAAAACCCGTGACCTAAAGGACAAGGACTTCTATGTGTCAAAGGGCTTCAAAACCGATGAGTTATTCGGCATGAATTTCTTCACCGCTGGTTGCTCTAAGACTTTGACTATCACGGAGGGTGAGCTTGATGCGTTATCGGCTTATCAGATGTTAAACAACCGGGATGGTTACATATCCCCTGTTGTGTCCTTGCCCTCAGCAACCCCAAGCAAGTCGTTATGGGAGGTCTGCAAGCCGTACTTGGACTCCTTCGACCGCTTGGTTCTATCCGTTGATAACGATAAAGCTGGGAATGAGATTGCTGATAAGATTTGTAAGATGTTTCCATCCAAGGTCTTTCGGGTATCCCACAACAAGTTTAAGGATGCTAACGACTTCCTAGTTGGCGGTGCGTCTAAAGAGTTTGTCAACGCTTGGTTTAATGCCTCAAAGTACGTCCCAGATAACGTACTAAACACAACTGAGCAGTTTCTTGACCTATTCGAGAACTCGCCCTCTCACAACTATGTCCCAACCGGGATTAAAGCTCTTGATGAGAAGATACTTGGTTTGATGCAAGGGCATTTCACTGTTATTAAGGCTCCTACAGGTATAGGTAAAACTGAGGTTATGCGGCTGTTAGAGTATAACATGCTCAAGCAAGGTATTCCTATTGCCACTTGGCACTTAGAGGAGACTAAGTTACGCAGCTTGTTGGGCCTAGTGTCTTACGAGGCTGACCTAAATCTTACACGGCGTGACCTCATTGAAGAAGAGGGAGCTACAGAGCTTGTTAAAGAGACTATCACCAGTCTGACTGAAAACGGCCTATTGTATCAATTCTTCCTGCAAGATGGTCAGGGGGTCAACGAGTTGTGCGATCAGATACGTTACTTTAGTCAGGCTTGTGAATGTAAATATATATTCTTTGAGCCTATCCAAGACGTAGTTGTAGGAAGTTCTGACGATAGCAAGGAGAGTATGTTGGCTGACCTTTCAATTCGACTATCGAAGTTAGCTGCCGAACTTGACGTTGGTATTGTCACTATTGCTCACACTAACGAAGAGGGAGACCCCAAGTATTGCAGAATGATTGCACAACGGGCCAGCGTTTTGATTGACCTATCTCGTGACAAAGAGGCCGATACTTTGATCGACAGAAACACTACTTCTATTGTGGTTCAGAAGAATCGTCCCGCATCTGTCGAGGGTGTCGCTGGGAAACTCCGCTTTAGTACGGACACGTTTAAACTAAGAGAGGTGAATGAGTGAACAGAATATTCGATATTGAAACAGATGGCTTAAACAGCACAAAGATACATGTCTTGTCTTGGTCCGATGACTTGGGTGAAACAGTTAATTCCACCCACGATTACGACGAGATGCGTGAGTTCTTTATGGGGGATGACACTCTCATTGGACACAACATTGTCAGGTTTGACGTGCCAGCGGTGGAAAGTGTCTTGGGCATCAAGGTTAAGGCCCGGTTAATAGACACCCTTGCTGTTGCTTGGTATATCGACCACCATCGTACACGTCACAATCTAGACCTTTATGGGGAAGAGTACGGTGTACCTAAGCCAAAGATTACAGATTGGGAAAACCTTTCTGCTGAGGACTATAAACACCGTTGCCAAGAGGACGTTAAGATCAACTCTAAGTTATGGAAAGACCTCAGCCGTAAGCTAGGTAAGCTGTATAAAGATCAGCCAGAGGACAAAGAGCGACTGTTGGACTACCTCACGTTTAAGATGGACTGTGCGGCAGAGCAGGAGGGGCTACAGTGGAAATTAGACGTAGCAAAAGCTGAGGGGTACTTAGCCGAGTGGGAGGAACTTAAGGCTGATAAGATTAACCAACTAGCAGATGCCATGCCAGAGGTTGTAAAGTACAAAGAAGCCATCAAGCCATCTGAGGATAAGATGTGGAAGAAGAACGGAGAGATGTCTGTTGCTGGGGAAAACTGGCTTGACCTGTGTGCTGAGTACAAGGTTCCCACCACCACGGTTAGTTTGCGCGTTGTCCACAAACGGGAGAGGGCTAACCCCAATTCTTCACCACAGGTAAAAGCGTGGTTGGGAAGTCTTGGTTGGGAACCCACTTCCTTTAAGTTTGTTAAGGGTACAAACAACAGCCCTGATAGGAGTGTCGAGCAAGTGACTGTCAATGGAGAACTTTGCCCGTCAGTCTTAAAGTTGGTTAACAAAGACCCTGCTGTAGCCATTTTAGACGGCCTATCAGTATTGTCACACAGGCTTGGTATTATTAAGGGGATGCTAAATGCTCAACGAGATGGTTATGTTCAAGCTAGTATTGCTGGCTTCACTAACACTATGCGGTTTCGACACGCCAAGCCCTTGGTAAACTTACCGGGTGTGGAAAAACCCTATGGCGCTGAAATCAGAGGGTGTCTTATCTGTCCAGACGATTATGTCTTGTGTGGAGCAGATATGACTTCCTTGGAGGACACTACAAAACGACACTACATGCAACCGCATGACCCAGAGTACGTTGAGGAGATGAGTAAAGAAGGCTTTGACCCCCACTTAGACTTGGCAAAGTTCGCAGGTGTCATAACACAAGATGACATAGACTTGCACAACTCCGGGGAGCGCAGCCTCAAAGCACTCCGTAAAAACTACAAAGTGGTTAACTACAGTGCTACCTATGGTATAGGAGCTTCTAAACTAGCTCGTGAGACAGGCATGAAGCTGGCTGAGGCCAAGGAGTTGTTAGATGCCTTCTGGGAACGTAACAAGGCAGTCACTCAGGTTGCAGAGGACACGAAGACACAGGAGTGCATCGACAGTCTTTGGTTATGGAACCCCGTTTCTAGGTTCTGGTACGCCCTTCGTAACGAGAAGGATAAGTTCTCCACGTTGAACCAAGGTACTGGGGTTTTCTGTTTTGACACTTGGGTTTCTGAGTGCAGAAAGGGTGGGGTAAAAGTTATTGGGCAATTCCAC